GCACCAGGTCCAAACTCAGGTTTTGGTGCTTTTGGTTGTAGTTTATCTGGAAGCAAGCTTTTAACTGATTTTACCTTTGGTGCAGGATATAACTTAAGTTTTAACTGCCCTGGTACTTCTGCAGGTGGTCTAAGTGGTTGTGGAAGTGAAGAACTTGCAGCAGGAACGGGATCAGTACCAGTAAATGGAGTTCTTCCTTTAGTAAAATTCTGTGCAGTTCCTTTAGTTGTAAGAAGTTTACCCTGTCTAGCACCTGAAGTAATTTTCTGAGTAGTTGCTTTTACTGCTTTCTTAGCAGCAGGATTTTTCAAAATGCCAGACATCATTCCGACTGCTTTGAGCATACTCAAAACTGCCTTACCTTTGTTTTCAGTAATCAATCCATACTCATGAACATTTGCTTCATATAAATGATTTACAACTTCAGTTGCTTCTTCTTCCTCAATACCCTCATCAATAAGATATTGATATACTTCTTCGTAAAAGTTGTCCATCTATACAAATACTTTTTAGATATTTATAAATCCAATACTAGTCTTCCTTAGTTTCAGAAGAAATCTTACGCGAAAATCCTTTTATTTTATCGAACTTGATGACATTCTCGAACTTGTCATACATATCCGATTTGTGGGAGATAACAAAAATATTTGCATCTTGAATCACATAACGAATAATTTTAAGAAACTCATCTGTTCCAAATCCATCTAAAGAAGAGTCAAAGACTTCATCCATAATCAGCAGATTAGTATTTACAGAGTTTTTGACACGCGCTACTTCACGCCAGGTGAATAGTAGGGCAAGGTCGATTCTCATCTTTTCACCTTCGCTGAAAGAAGCGTAAGAAAAGTCTTCATGAATAGGAGACTTTACAGTTTCCTTGAATTCTTCATCAAGATGGAAGTTGATATAGAAATCCATCATCTGAAGATAGCGATTAACCTGCTGGTTAATGAAGGGAAGATACTTTCTTATGATCTTTGTTTTTACCCCGTCGTCTTTGAGTAATGAATATGCAAAATCGTGATGAACGATTTCTTGTTTTTTATCTGCTAAGTATTCAATTGTTTGTTGGAGATTGGACTTGAATTCGTCTAACTTTTCATGTTCAGAATTTCGGTTTGCAAGGTTCTCGGTAATCGTTTGAATTTCATGTTCAAGATCTCTGATTTGTCTTTGATTTCCGGAAACCCTAGTATTGTTCTGAGAAATGCCATGGGTTAGATTTACTATCTCCTGTGAAAGTGTGTTGAATTGACGCTCTCTTTCTTGTTCAAACTTTATGGTTGATTCCAACTCATTGAAACCTTCCTTAAGTTCCTTTGCAGTATTTTGAACGTCCTCAATTTTATTTAACCGAAATGACTCCTCTATGTCTTGGGTACAAGTAGGGCATACCGTATTTTCCATAAAAAACTTATGCTCTTTAGTAATAGCAGATACTTTTGCAGATAATTTTCCACGAAGTGTGTTTAGTTTTGATAATTTTTGTCTTGCCCCTGTTACCTCTTCTTGATCTTTAGTAAACTTATACAAGTTTTCTTCAAGTTTTGCATTTTCTAACATATATTGATCAACTTCATTCATAAGTTTTACAATCTTAGTATTACTAGATTGAATATTCTGCTTACCACGATTTTCCAATTCATCTATAAAGTTCTGTTGCATCTTCATCTTATCTTTAAGAGTTTCTTTCTTCAAATCAAGTGACTTTACCTGATCTTTATGAACACGAATCTTATCTTTAAGAATATTGTTCATCAAAGAAAAGATACGAATATCCAACAAGTCCTCAATAACTTCACGACGATGTGTAGAAGTTAATTGCATAAATGGGACAAAGTTACTACTTCCCAGAATCACAATCTGAGTGAAAGATTTATAGTTTACTTTAAGAATATTGTCTTCTAAAACTCGTTGCATAGCACGATCATCTGCTTCACGATGAAGTTCCGTACCGTTCACAACAATATCAAAAACAGTAGGTTTGATGCCACGTCTTACAATGTATTTGCGAGTATTGATTTCAAACTCAATCTCAACTAAACAATCACGCTCATTTGTAGCATTAATTAGTTGAGGTTTATTAATTTTACGAAATGGTTTATTAAACAGAACAAAAGTTAGTGCATCCAGCATTGTGGATTTACCAGCACCATTTGTTCCAACTACAAGATTAGTATGATGCTTTTTAAAATCTATTTCAGTAAATTGATTTCCACTAGAAAGAAAATTTTTGTACCTAATCTTCTGGAAAATTATCATCTAAATCTCTAGGAGGAATCACAATGTCATTTGGTGTAACCACCGCATATTTGTAATTATAGCGTTTACACGTCAAAATTGCAAGTGCGTCGTCAACTTCTACAACGTTCATATCTGCATCTTCAGATTCTTTTAATTGCATAGCATAACGATCTGCATCATCTTCATCTTCAAAGAGAAAGAGGACTTTTTCACCATAACGGTTTTGAACGGCATAAGCACCATCATCTTTATTATCTTTGAGAGTAAGAAGAAACATTACTCAACCTCGCAAGCTTGTGAATAGACTTTCTGAAGGATTCCTTTAACAATAGTACTATCACAATCAAACTCTGCTTCATCAATATATCGATTTAAAATAGAAATTGTATTTTCATTTTCTTCAACTTCAAACTCTTCATTTACTTGAATTGAAAAATTTTCTACAATTTTTAAGTCTTGAACGCCACAGGAATATAATTTATCTATAAACTTTTCAAATTTCTTAGGTTCGGTTTTCTTCCTTACAATAACCTTTACAATCTTACCTTCATACTCACGAGTGTCGAATGTTTGAAATGGCGTATCTTCGTAGTAGATATTATAAAAGAGTTTATAGGGATTATCAATATGCTCAAACTCTAAAGTCTCAGTATCAAAGATTGTAAATCCACGAGGATCATTTACATCATTCCAGAACATCTCATAAGGATTTCCTAGGTAGAAGATTTTTCCGTTGTCTGACCGTGTATGGTAGTGTCCTGAAAACACTTTGTCGAACTTTTCAAATAAGTCGCACGCCATACCATCTTCCATGACGTGTCCACGATGCGCTCTGAATCCGTTGAGCTCAAGGTGCCCCATCGCACATATGCTATCAGTAGTTTTGACAACCTTGACAGTATCCTCAAAGTTTTCCGCATTGATCCAAGGAATAAACAATACTTGCAATTTATCTAGCATCACCTCAGTACATTCTGAGTATATTTTTACATTATCATACTGCTTAAGCAATAAATCTACAGAATTAATTGAATTAGTATCCTTATAGTAAGCAGTATGATTGCCCACAATAGTATGAACGGTTATACCCATATCTTCTAACCGATTATAATAATTCTCCTTTGCCCACTCAAGAGACCATAGATCAATAGAACGACGATTATCAAACGTATCTCCCATATCAATCACCGTAGTGATACCACTCTTTTTCAAGTATGGAAAGAACACATCATCATAGAACTTTTTGAAATATTCATGAAGAAACTTGGAACCCTTACGAGCTCCAAAGTGCTGATCGGTAATAATGGCAATCTTCATTTACGATTTGTCTTATATTGAATGTTATCTTTAATAGTATTATATTCCGAACTACTACCAGAAAGCAAACTATCATCAACCATCATAACTTCATCAAAACCAGTTCTTTCGATGATTTTAGTTTTTATTTCCAGTTGCTTCTTCTCTTTCTGAATTCGACGTAGAAAGGCGTAGTGAATAATCTGGGTAAAGTATGCAAATGGGTTCTTAGACTTCTCTGGATCGAAGTTATGGATGTATTGAACACAATTTTCAATACCATCAGAGATCATATCATCTCTGAACATATAATTTACAAAGTTTGGTTTGTAGGATAAGTGCGTTGCAATCTTAAGAAAGCACTCACCCAAGTAGTTAGTAATCTGTGGTTTTCCTTCCCAACGCTGTGACCTATCTGCCTTGGTAGGTTCTCTACCATTGAGATCCATAAAACTTTTTTCTACTTTCGATCTATAAACGATCAGTGCCTCAAGTAGTTCTCTGTTGTTAACGTAGTGTTCTGATTTCTTTTTAGACATAACATTGCTTTTTTCAATAAACTTTCGTTATGTATATTATAACATACAATCAGGACTTGACAACATAGTGAATTATGAGTAGAATACCTTTGTTAGGTTTAAAGAGATGGCTTAGCTTTCTTTATTATCTTTAAGTTTATAGATATTCTCTAACATCTTTCTTGCTTGATCGACTGAAGATAGATATCCCATTTTATCAGAAATCTTTGTTTTACCATCTTCTTCCCAATCAAAATCTTCTTCATTGAGATACTTGTCGTAGAATTGAATCATATTACCTTCTTTTACTTCAGTCATAGTAATAATTTTATCATATTTGATTACGTACATACTATCATCAGCCATTTCCATCCAGGGCCTTACTTTTACATATTGCCCTACGTGATTCCGCATTAATTTCATAATCACTGGGTTCATCAGTAGAATAATGGGATCACCATCATTTTCGTCTACACAGACCAATGAAAATATTTCTTCTCCTGTAACCAATTTTATTGCTGCATGAAATTCTTCGCCCATTTAACTTTTTAGTGGTATGTTTACAATATCGTAATTGAAGTTCTCCTCGTTATAAACTTTGATTCTTTCAATTAAATGATTAAGTGTGTAGTTTCTCCGTGAGTTGTGGGAAATGTCGTCAGCAATGTCATAGAGAGTTGCCTTGGTTTTGCTATTTCCTTTCCTGAGCACCCTTCCAATAGACTGGAGATTCCGAATTCTAGATTTGGATGGAGAAGCAAAAATAACATTATGGAGGTTCTTGATGTTGATACCAGTACTAAACGTTCCATATGAAGCGACAATAATCGCGTTATTTTCTTGCTCTGTAATTTCTCTTACTTGTTCTCTATCTTGTGTTGCCACACCTCCGTGAACAAAAAAGACTTGTCTATTTTCTACACTACCATTATTTATTAAATCATATAATGGTTGACCATGCCCTTCAACTCTTGAAAAAAGTATAAACGTATTACCTTTAAGATCTAAAGCAAGATTTCTAATAAATTTATTACGTTTTTCATGATTAATGATATACTGGACTTCTTCTTCAAAGTTTTCAAATTTATGAGCAGGATGCTTCAATAGAAGTACATTAATATCTAGTTTTGCAACGTACCCCTTCTTCATCAGTTCTTCTGTTCTGATGATTTTATATGATGGACCAAATAGTCCTTCTAATACCCACTTATGAGTTTGGGTGCCATCAAGAGTTCCAGTAAATCCATAACGATATTTTGCATCAGCAAGTTTTGTCATTATAGATATAAGTGACTTACTTTTGAACTGGTGTGCCTCGTCCCCAACAACTACGTTAAATCGTTCAAAATATTTTCGGGGGAGTTTATAGATGGACTGCCAGGTAGTGATGATCACTTGGGAATTAGTTTCCCTTTCTCTACCAGCGTATATCTTGTGGCAATATGAACCTACGTCCCAGCCATAGTCTGCAAAATCTTTATACATCTGCTCTACTAGCGAAGTCGTCGGAACAACTATCAGAGTATTTTGTCCTCGTTCAACGTGATATCTCACAATCGAGTATATCATCAGAGACTTTCCAGAAGCAGTTGGGGATATCAACAACCTTCTATTATGCTTTAAGGCGTCGTATACGCCTTCTACCTGATAATCTCTAGGTGCATACTTGCTCACAGATGTCATATAATCTTTCACACCTTCTTTTGAGATCATATCATTGACCTCAAAGGGAAGACCATAATACTTACTTTCTACAAATTCATATGAGTATTCTTGGTCCTTACAAAACTGTATAACCTTATCTAACAACCCAACGTATATCTCTCCATTCTGGGTGTTGAATAGACGTATTTTTCCATCCCAGTACTTGTTACGGTACTGGGGCATAAATTTAGCACCTGGAACATCAAACGTAAACTGATCTGCTAATTCGTAAAAAACGTGTGGCTCCGCTTTAATTTGAAGAAAAACTTCGTTCTTCTTCGATATAATCAAATGAGACATAATCCATAAGATTCACCTATGAATATTTATCTCATATTATAAACCTTGTTTTTTTACTTAGTATCCTGAACCAGGCTGATATCCACCTCTTCTATTCTTCATATACCGCATATTCTTTTTATGCAGTTCTGCTTCATCGCGTGTTGCCTTTGCGTCAGCCTCTGCATCGGACATTCCACGGTATCTATTATTATCCGACATCGCGCCCTGATTTTCTCTTCTCCGATCAGAAACAAAGTCAGGAATACCGTAACTTGTATCTTTTTTATTTTGAGTAAATGGATGTTTCTTCCATTGAGGTATTGCCGCTTGACGATTTGCTTCTGCTCCTTGGGCAACAAGAGAGTTCTGATTAGTATAATTTTGCTGTGCAGTTTTTCTTGCTAGACCACCCAGTTCTACACCAAATCTCAGATTATTTCTATTTCTCTGTGTTTCTGCTGCTTTTTTCACTGCTGCTACCTGAGCAATAGTAGGTTTGTCATCCTTAGGTCTAGGAGTAGGGGCAGGTCCTGTTGATACTCCTGTAGCAGGTTTTGGTGCTGCAGGTTTTGGTGCTACAGGTTTAGAGTATTTCTGATGTCTAGCACTTTCTGCATCAGACCAAGCACCTTTAGTAAATGTATTGGTTGCTTTATCTAACTTACCTTGAACGCCACCTTGTTTTGCAAGAACTACTGCTTCTCCATAGAACCGATTAAAGGACTTCATCTCTACAACACGTTTATTTTTATTTATAGTGTTAGATTGTCTGGTTTCTTATAAGGTCCAGTTTGTATAGGAAAGTTGGTATAATACCGCTTCGTTACTTTGCTTCTATTAGTTTGATTACCAAAGCTGCTAGGACCTCTATCATTTTCACCTCGGACTGGTCCTTTATACTTTGGTATATAAAGAGGAACACCTTTTCCAGGACCTATCTGTGGCATTGGTGCCATTCGATCTGCATTTTCCATATCTTTGTCAAGTGTTCCACTAAAAGATGGTGGAGGTTGATGTGATTTTCTTTCAGATTTAGGATATGCTTCACTTATAAACTGTTGGAAAGTTTTCATACGCTAATTATTTTTTATAACACATTTATTTTTATTTATTGTTGATTGAATGTATAATCTAATATCATTTTTTGAAGAGTATCGCGCATATACCAAAGATGCTCCTGTTCTTCATATGGTCTAGCAGGTGCTCCTGGCCAATATTTGATAGTTTCCAAAACAGAATGATGCAAAACACGCACGTCTGATATGGTCAAATTTACTTGATAATCAAACTCGTGATCTTCCATTAGAATCCTGCTTGGAACTTTTGCCAGTCAATAGCATTTTTAATTTGGAAGGTTCTATTTGATACTGTCTTGATAATTTCTTCTAAAAATTTTAAACAAGTATCGTAGTAGCGAATCTTCATATCAATCTTATTTAACCGATCATCTGCATCTAGATAGCGTTGAATAGCATCTTTCTCACGGACTTTATATGGAAAAGGTTCTTCTTCATACACAACAGGGTCTGCTTTACCTGTGTAAAAGTTATGACGTTCAAGTTTTACTTTGTTATATTGCCCTCTTGCTTTCTCTCTCATTAATGTTATAGTATTGTACAATGTATAATACTTTGAATGAAGTTGTGGAATTTTTAAAGATTCTTCATGTAGATTATCGGGATCTATAACAGAATCTTTCTGCCACATCTCCTGAATTTTTTCAAGGTCCATTATTTAATAGATGAGGTCAATTGATATACAGTATACTTGAATGTTGCCTGTGCTGTAAAGTAGTTCACATCAGTTGAAGTAGCGTCAAAGTCTAGAGAACTAAGTGACACAGGGAACATATCAAGGAATTTTACTTTAGCAACCTCATTGAAGTTACTGTTGAGAATACGGAGTGATCCATCAGCAAACTGCTCCTTCATATCTCTAACACCCTCTTTATCGGAGGTAACGTTAATAAACTGTTGTGCAGTTTCTGGGAATCCTAAACCATACATCCATTCGTGAACGATTCTATAATTCTCCAAATTCTCATCAACTAGAAATTGAATTGTTAGATCTCCAAAAGATAGTTTAGTCTCTGGGATATCAATATCTTTCAGATATGTTGGTTGCTTTG